AACAATAGTACCATTGATGCAAAGTGTCAAAAATGGTCCAGTAGTCGTGAAGACCGATACAACACCACACTAAAAAGAATGCAAATTCTTTCTTCGTGAAGAGTTCACCAGCTTCGACTTTGTCTAAAACGTATCTAGGATAATCCACGTACAAGTAACTCATCCATTCAATAGCCTTAAAGAAGGCTAGGAGGATGATTACTCCAGCATACGTGGCAAATTTTTCAATTCTATCAGCACCGGTCAGATTCCAAATCAAACCAAACACTGGAGAATAAAACAGGAATAACTTTAGGAGAAGGACGGGAATATTGAAAACCCAAAAATTCAAACAGGCCAAAGATTGCAAGTTTGTTCATAAAGGCTTTCAAGGGGTACAATAGAGAATCTATCTTCATCAGAAAGATATCTCATGTCGGAAGTGTTACTATGACAGAACGGGAAAATTCCATCAACACACTCTACAGGACTACACTCAGTTGGTCCTTCGTAGCTCCAAGTCATTGCAGAAACACCTAACATGTTAAGAACAACTTCCTCTTCTTCAGTTTGATCAATATCACCTTGAGCAGACTCAGTTGTTGAGCACACCCATCCAAAGGTAGATTCCCAACCTAGGAAGTGCTTATCGATCATTTCATTAGCAATATCCGGATCTCCTCGCATGATCGGATCCACAATTGCTATGAACTTATCAAATTCTTCTTCACCATGTAAAGCCATCTCACGCCTTGCTGCTAGATAAGCATCAGCAGACTGTTTGGATTTAGTGCATTGAGCTCCATCAACCATTTTAATCAATGATTTGTAGATACTCTGTCTATCCAAAGGCATGACAATTCTGCCACATAGTTCACGAAACTTTCGCTTCAAAAAATCAACATCTTCGATATTGATAAATGGAACACTTTCAGCAGTTTTTTCTGCCATAGTGTATCCAATTCCATGAGCTTTCAAAGTTTCAGCAATAGAAGTATGGTTGAACTTAACATCTCGTGAAGACATAGCATTGTCATCACCATGAGTTGCTAAGCGCACGTATTCTTTGAAAGCATTTGGATGCCTACCAGTAGTCATCATAAATGCATAACGCATCAAAATACTATTGGCAATGCTATTCAAATGAACAGTCATCGAGTGACCAGATGAATTTCCACCAAACATACGGTACACGTCACCGTTGTAGTTGGTTACAGAATAACTCAACTCAGTTGCGATACCAAGTTGGTTTAGAATATCATCATGATCGAAATTACCACTCTCCTTACAGATGAGTGTCATAAACTCGAAACAGATTTTCAAAATCAGCGCGCATAAACGCTTGTCAAATTTTTCAAAATCACCAGCAATCATCTGGTCGCACAACTCACCATTGCAGGTAAGATAATTGTACAACGCTTCAGCTTGATCAGAATAACAATTCATACCTACTGTGCATTCGGTAATGAATGTGTTAGTCATCATCATCTTAGCAATGCCGAGAAACTGCATACGCTCAAGAATGATAAGACTAAAATCAGCCATAGTAAAAACGCGGGTTTTACCAAGTTTGGCTTTCTTCTGAGCAACTGGTTCATCTTTAAGACAACCGTTAAGCATAAAACCATGGGTTTTATTGGATTGCCAAGCTTCTTCTGCCTCGTGCAGTTCTTCAAGAAGCTCGGGTCCAGGGTGCAAAAGTCCTTCATCGTCTTCCACAAGCCATTTGAGTTTTCCACCAGGATATCTCATCCCACCAGAAGTGTTCATTGGCAAGCGGTTGACAAAAGGATCTCCTTTAACACCATTGATAGCTTCCGTTAAAGTGTAAGGTCTGATCTCGTGAATGCGTTCACCAAGACCTGCCTTAACATCTTCAAAATAAGCCATCATACAAAGACGCAAAGCATTTTCATTAAATCCAGTAGCTGGATTAATTTGATGCTTCATGGATAGTGCCCAGCAATTGAGCCAAATTCCATCTTCACAGACAACTCTCATTTTAGGAGCACTCCATACCTCAGCAATGGGAAGTAACTTTTCAAGTTCTTCACCATGTTTGGTATAGCATACTCGAGAATTACCTTGAATACGTGTTTTGAACCTACCGATAACCTCACCAAAACCACCGCCACTCCATGTGGCCATGTTATGTTCTGGATGTTGGGTTAACATAGGTCCAGAAGAAGAAGTACCTTGCAGATACTTTGGGTTTTCCGATTCAAAGGCATACAACACTTTCCTTTGACTGAAATGATCAGCTTTGAGAATTATTGCTGCGCCGTTGTTGGCATGCTCACCAGCAACGATCATTGAATGGATCTTCCATCCAACTGGGGTTTCAACTAAAACCAAGGATCCAC